CCAACCCCGGCGCACGCAGTCCCGTGCCAGTCAGGGCGGTTAGCTCATCCGACGCAATGGCAATAAACGAGTGGCGGCAGTTATAGCCCCCGCCGGTCAAGAACGGATTCGGCAGCTGGTTATTGTCCATCGCTTCGATTTCCGCGCGCGTATAGACCTTGCCGACACGCTCCAAGCACCAATCTCGCGTCCGTCCATCCACCGGGCCAGTATACAGATACCCCTGCTCAGGCCCGAGAGTGTTGGTGGCAATCGCTTCAATCTGCCGCCCGTAGATGCTCGTCTGCGTGTCAAACAGCGTCTGCACCTTGCTAAACTCCGTGTCTGTGACCTGTGCCAGCACATTCAAGATGCGGTCTGGGTCAGTCACCGTAAATGCCCACACGGACACGGCTTGCACCAAGGCGGTCGTAATGTCCTCTGCCGTGCCGAGCAGGTTGGATTCCCCGAGAGCCGCCAGTGCCGCAATACGCTGCTGGCTGGGCTTGACTAGCTTGGCAACGCCCCGCGCTGTGCGGGTCTGCATTACTTCTTCCGCCATCGCTTTGACCGCCGCTTCTGAGGCACTGCGGGCCAAGTCGTCGAACCCGGCATCCGTTAGGGCCTTGCGGATATCCGACCGCAGGATTACGCCCCGTGCCGCTCTCACCGTGGCGGTGCGGTCACCGGCAATGGCATCTTCCAGCACCGGGCGCAACGCCCGATCCGCTGCCGTCAACACATTGGCCAGCAACCGCGCAAAGTTAGCCCCGAGCTGCTCAGAGCGTCGTGCAAGCGCATTCCCGGCGTCCTCTGGAGTCGTCGCCATGCGTTAGCGGGTCGGCTCCTCGGCAGTCTGGTCGGGCGTCTCGTCTTCGTTCTCGTCTACTTCCATCGCGGGCGACATGCGGGCTGTCAGAGCCGCCATCGCATTCTGTCGCCGCGTAGCGGCAGATTCGGTGGGCGACTGCTGGATGTCCGCATCGACGGTCGCCAGCGTCTCTTCATTCAGGTCAGGCAGCACAGCTCGAGCCGCCCGCTTACGAATCTCTGCCGCTGCGGTCGGCCCCAGGTCAAGACTCAGGGCTTCCGTAAACTGCTTCGTGAGCTGTTCCAGCGGCGTGATTTCAAACTGCTGGGGCCAGCGAATAGTAAGCGCGTCAGACTCCTGCCAGCGGTCAGCCGCATCTCCATACCAGGCGCGATAGACGCACTGCGTGACAAACTCATCGACGCGCTGGAGTTCGTCGGCGTAGTTGGCGAGTTGCTGATTCAGGTCTTCTCGTTTGATGCGGCGGCTTTCTGCCGTCTCAGCGCCGCGTGTATCTGCTTCCCACGGCAGCACCGACAATCGATAAATCAGGCGCGTCAGCCGGTCAATATGTTCGTGATAGCTGGTGACGTTCGAGTTGTCGGGCGACAGCATCTGTGCGCTGTTCGTTGTAAACAGAATATTGCCCGTGCCCGACTGCTGCCCAATCAGTTCCTGTTCGCGCTGCACGCCGCCCGGCGTATCGCCCACCGGCACGTTCAGAATGGAAAATGTCTGCTTGCGGAGCAGTTCGCGGGTTTCGCTGATTAGGTTGTATAGGTCAATGAACAGTTGCGGGTCACCGAGAATCGACCGCCCGATAAACGGCGTCAAGGCACGACGCTTGGCATACAGCACAAACGCGGGCACCCGCCCGAAATCGTGCGTGCCCTCGCTAATGACCCTACCAGCCCGGTTCAACAGCTTCCAGCCGTCTTCTGTGACCTCGCGCACGCGGATGTCAATCGACTGCGTGTTGCTCAGTTTGGAGAACTTCTCACGCGGCACGGCTTCCAGAAACTTGACAGCCTTGAGGCCGCCCTGCTCATTGACCAGCCAATCGACGACATCGATGGGCGTATACCACTTGACAATGGCCCGTTTCGGGTCGTCAGGCAGCACATCGACATAGCCCCACATGTTCCCAAACGCCGCGCATGGCCCCCACGCTTCAATCAGGAGATCATCCCACTTGGTGCCGTTGCCGTCCGCGTCGTTCCAGAACTGCTCAATCGGACTGAGCGGCCCGGTGCGTTGCTGCTCGGCAAACACGCGGTCGGGCTTGACGCGGAACAGCGCGGCACTCAACTGGTCAATCAGCGTGGCGGCAATGTTCTCGTAGCGGGCCAGCTTGCGGCGTTCGATGAGTTTCGGGCTGGCATTGCGCGGGTTCGGGTTTGGCTCAAACCGCAGCAGTTCCTGATTCGGGCCATAGACCGGCGTGGAATGGTCGAGCCATTCACGCGGATGCGCCGTCAAATACGGTTTGGCGTCATCCAGAAAACCACCTGCGCCTTCGTAGACATCCAGCAGTTTTGTCCAGACCGAGCGCCAGCGCAAATAGAGCGGATGGGTCACCCCCAACACGGACGACGGCTGCGACAGTGGAGTACTAGCAGGAATCGGCACGGGTCTATTGTGTTCTCATCTGTTGCCAGTTTGCTACCACTTGCCCCCACAAGTGGCGGTTATAGCGGTTCCAACTCAATGCGCACCCGTAATCGCATTGCCGTCGCCAGTCGAATCACGGACGACAAGTGGACATTGTTGGCGTGCAGGATGCGGTAAATGGTGTTTTCGCCCATGCCAGACAGCATCGCCAACCGTGGGCCGGACAGGGAATTGGCGTGCATCTGGGCCTCGAGCTGGTTAGCGACCGCCTCGAAGACCGCTTCCTGCCGCCGCCGCTCGTCGTCGTAAATGACGTTCATGCGCCGTAATTGCCCCACTTGACATGATAGGCCCACCAGGCGGCTGACAGCTTGCCGCGCTTGATGTCGGTCTCATGGCGGCGGTAGAAGGCAATGCGCCGCGCCTTATACTCCTCGGATTCTTTGTCCTTGGGCGGGTTGCCGCGCACGCCCTGCTCCCCAAATCGGATGGTCTTAATCTCGTCGCCCTCTTTTGCGACGACCACATGCGATTTCGTCGGATGCCCCGGCGTCCGCTTCGGCACGTTGTAGTCCTCGACACCAATGGCCTTCAGCCGTGGATCAATGGGTCGTTTTGCCATAGCTCCTCCGCGAGACGAAATCAACGACGGTGGCTTTGATGCGGTCGGCCTCCTGCGACTGCTGCACCCGCGCCATCGCCCAGGATACCAGGTAGCCCATCGCGTTCGCTCCGCACCAGCAGCCGACCAGGTAGCTGGCCCACGCCGGCAATCCTGCGGCCCAGACCAGCACTGCGCCTGCGACCAGATACCCCACTGCCTTGACCAGCCTTACAGCCATGACGAGAATCCTACACCGACACCGCCCCGAGCGACAGGCGGGAATTCCTGATGCACCCAATAGCCCAGCGCGTCGGAAATGTGGGTCAGGAGCGGGTTGCTGCGCTTGTTAAGTTCCCCGTTATCGTCAAAGACCACCTGTTCCAAGTCTCCGATGAGATGCTCACAGGCCGGGTCTACCGTTAGCCAGTGCTTGCCGTCGTGCGTCTCACATCGGGCATTGACCGCTGATACGCGGTCACGGACATGCGGTGCGGCCTTTGGGATGCGCCAGGATGCATGCGGGAAGACCTGGGCCAGCACAGCATGATCAGACGGCCCGGTCGTCTTGCCAGCGCGTCCCGCCGGGTCACCGTAGCCATGCACCGGCCCTCGCCAACCTGCTGCCGCCAGCAGTTGCAGAGCTGCCATCCCTGCCGCCCGTGTTGCCTCGCCACCGGCATGCGTCACCCAGACCTCCCGCCAAACGCGCACTTCCTGCCCGACGCGCTGCCCAATGATGGCGGTGGCTGGATTGATATTAAAGTCGAACGCAATGCAGACCGGCACATGCGGGTCGAGCTGCACCGGGCGCACATGCGCGACCCGACTGAAGGCATAGTAGGCGCGTCCTGACATGCCCTCAAACGACGCCTCAAACTCCTGCCGAAACGTGCGGGCGTCCATTTCCTGCCGCATCTGATTCAACATGTCCTGGGCGATATGCGGAGCATCGGCAGTCTTGAACTGCCATGAGTGCCACGCTGCGTACCGGGTATCTGTCGATTGCCCCCGCTGCCACAGGTCATACAGGTGATTGAAATGCTTAGGCGTCCCAGCAATCAGGGCGGTGCCATTGGTCGTCAGCAGCATGGGTTGCAAGACTTCTTCCCAGACGGACATGCCCCGATCCCAGTCTTGGAACTCGTCCATGAGCAGTTTTCGCACGCCGCGTCCACGGAGTCGATCGGGTCGGTCTGCCGACTTGACACTGAAGTGACAGCCCCAGATGGACAACATCTCCATGCGCGTTTCGTGCGGGTCTTTTGCTAGCCAGGCGCGTGGAATCATGGCACGCAGTGGCTCCCAGAGAATCTCGCGGCCCATGTCATACGTCGGGGCGACATACCAGACCTTGCCAGGTGTGCCAAACTCCTGCACGGATTCGATCTTCTCCAACTCAGTCTTGCCCCAGCGACGCCCAGAGACAACAACGCGATATCTGGCGCGTGACCGATGCACCGTTCTCTGGCCCCGATGCAGCCGCAGCCGCACCGCGTCAGTGGACATCCTCGTCGTCGGAGGCTTCTACTTGAATGACAAACGCGGGCAAGTCGCCAATGATTTCCTGCTTTGTCGCCGCGTCCAGGCCCAGATACTTCGCTCGTCGTTCCTGCACGCGCAGACAGGCGGTAATGGCCTGCACATCGCCCCGCTGCGCCTTCGGAGCCAGCGCCAGCATGTAATCGTCGAGCCGCCGCAGCTCGAGGTCACGAATGACCTCGGCGTCCTGCTCGGTGACTTTCCGCAGCGCCGCCAGCTCGGCCTGCACATCCGCATAGGCCACTTCGACGCTGACTCCGCACTGCTGGGCGATGGTGCGGTAGTGTGCGCCTGCACGCCTCAGTTGCAGGGCTTTGGCACGCCGCTCGAGAATCTGCACATCCTCCGCGATGTGCGGCGGTCGGGTCGCCGACTGCTTACGTTTCTGCTGGCGGTGTGGGGCCACTGGTTTCTTGATGCTCATGCCGATGCGCCCTCACGAGTCGCGGTCTTGCCGGTGTAGGTTTCCCACCGCTGTACGATGACATCGCAATACTGCGGACTGATTTCCATCCCGTAGCACTTGCGGCCAAGCTGCTCGGCGGCGATCAGCGTGGTGCCGGAGCCAAGGAATGGATCGTAGACAAGCGTGGCTGCGTGGTTCCGCATCGGGCGAGCCATGCACTCAACGGGCTTCTGCGTGCTGTGCCCGGTCTCGGACTTGTGCGGCTTGTCGATCTGCCAGAGGGTCGTTTGCTTGCGGTCGTCTGTCCTCAGCCCCGGCTTGCCCTTGCGGACACAATACCAGCACGGCTCGTGCTGCGGATGGTAATCGCCACGCCCGATCACAAGTTGGTTCTTTGCCCAAATGATCTGTGCGCGGATGTGCAGGTCGCAACCAATCAGGCTTTCTGCCACGACGTGCGCCATGTTGCCAGCGTGCCACACGTACGCCACGTCGCCGGGGAACAACCGCCACGCCTCCGACCAGTCGGCGCGGTCGTCGTTGGCAACCTTGCCGACAGCTCTGCCACCGTCGGGCGAGCCATCAGAGCGCAGCGCGTGGTTGCGCCAGTCCGCGTCATACTCGACCCCATACGGAGGATCGGTCACCATTAGCACCGGCACTACGCCGCCAAGACACCGCCCCACGTCCTCGGCCTTCGTGGAGTCGCCGCACAGCAGCCGGTGGTCGCCAAGCAGCCACAGGTCGCCTGGCTTCGTAATCGGGTCGGCAGGCGGCTCAGGCGCAGCGTCTGGATCACCTAGTGCCTGCGCTGGCGCAAGGTCACCAAGCAGCTCCTGCAATTCGTCAGCGTTGAACAGCCCGTCGAGTTGATTATCCCGCGCCAATTGCTCTAGCACTGCCGCGTCCCACTCGGCCAGCTCAGCTGCCCGGTTGTCATACAGGGCCAGCCGCGTCTTCTGCTCAGGCGTCAGGCCCGTGCGCCTGACCGCCACCAGCTCATGGCCGCTGGCCTCGACTACCTTGACCGCAGTGATGCCAGCCTCTGCCGCCGCGTCCATCGTGGCATTTCCCGCCAGGACGACGCCATCCTCATCGATGACGATTGACCGCGCTGCGCCCACTTCATGCAGGGCTGACACGATAGTGCCGACGTTTCGCGACGTATGCTTCCGCGCATTCTTCGGGTCGTGTACAAGGTCTTTGATGTGGTCAATAGGTTTGGACTTCATAGGTCGGTTATCCTAATGCTGCCGCCGTTGCTGCGCCACGATCTGCTGAGGAAACGACGGGCTGCTATCGCGCAGTTCCTCGTCAATCAAGTCAGTCAAGGCCATGTTTGCCAGCGAGGACAGGCTGACGCCGTAGCTGACGGCCAGCTGCTGCGCTTTCCGGTAGGTGTCCCAGTCGAGCCAGGCCGTGACGGCGCGTCCGGTGTCGCGGCGGTCAGACATGCAGCACCGCCGTAGCCCAGCGCAGCGCATCGCCGGTCTTGACCTGCTGGGGCGTAACGCGCAGAAATAGCCAGCCGTCCATTGCCAGATAAGCAATCTTTTCGTTGTCCTTGAGCACGCCCGATCCTCTGGTGTGCCGCCCATTGACCCAGACGCCCCCGTCGATTTCAATGGCCAGCTTTCGTGTGCCGTCCTGCCGAGACGCGGCGATATCGATGCGCCATTTCCGCGTGGCATGAAACTTGACCTCCGTGGCGACGACGTAGCCGCTCGAGGCTAGCGCCGCCGCCAATGCTGCTTGGGCGGTCGTCACGGCTGGTCAGGCGTCGGTGTCCAAACCAGCATCAACGGTACCTTCCGACTTTAGTAGCAATCTTGTCGGGTTGTTTGACGAACTGCTTGCCCTTGGCGTTGCCTTTCGCCTTGGCGGCGTTTGTGGCGGCTTTTTCGCCGGGGCTAAGAGCGTCCCACGCGGCCTTGGGCAGGTAGCGTTTCTTACCTTCCGACGGACTCCCGTCGCTGGTCTGCCACTTCTGATCGCTCCAGGTTTTGAGTGATTTCTGAGAAGGCTTCATGACCGATAGCCCCCGCCTGCCTTCTTGTATTCGGTAGCCAGCAGTTGGGCCTTGCGTGCTGACCACTCACCCGGGTCGCCACCCTTGGTGCCCGCTTTGATCTTCTTGAAAAGCGTTTCGCGCATCTTCGGCTTGGTGTAATTGCCTGCCTCATTCACACGGCTTTTTGTTGTCGTCTTTGTCATCGGGCCATTCCTCCACACCGTACACAGTGAGCGATCGCCGGAGCCACGTCGGGACGTGGGGGCGCGTGAAACTGCTTTCGTGCCAAAGCAGGTGGTTGTTGGGTTGAAACGTGAGAGTGCCTTGCTCCAGCTCGATGGCGTGGAAGCATTTGGTCTGCCCGGGGTAGCGGCTGAAACCGTCCTCGGCCCATTCCAGAGTAAACAGGTAACTGCCCGTCTGCGCCGTGGCTATGACTTTTACGGGCAGCTCACGCAGATACTGGTATTCGATGAGCTGGGCGGCCCCACCAAAGCAGTCCCACGCCTGACACTCGGCCAGCGACACCCCAGACGCCTCCGGGTCAAACATCCACGCATGGGGTGGGAGTCCCCGATAGACGGCACCGCACTCCAGCATGACGGTCAGGCCCAGCGCCCGGTTCGCAGGGGTGAGGAGGCCAAACCACACCGCTGGTTCGACCCCCACCTCGGCCTCATTCGTCAGAAACTGCTTGTCCACGTAGCCGTAAATGTGGAAAGGCAAGTCCAGCGCGTACGTTTTCACCACGTTACTTTGTCGGCCCAACTATAGCACGGGCCACCGCAGTCACCGTGCCGCCCCATTGGCAAACGGCATCCAGTGCGTCGGATGCACCCGATAGCCTTCGTCGCACCACCAGCCGTCCGATTGACACGCGGCCCGGTAGACTTCCTCGCCGTCCTGCACCAGGACATACACCGCCCGTCCATCGAACGTGCCAATGTCCTGCCACGCATACGGAGCCTGCGTCTGGCGATACGTCGCCAAAAGCCGCCGCAACAATTCGGCGTAAACGGGGCGATGCAGCGCGTCCAGGACATCAGCGGCCCCGTCCAGCGTCCGCAGGTCGCGTTCAGTCATGCTGGCCCCGCAGCCGCAACGCCGCACGCGTCTGCGCCTCGCGCCAGTCGTCCATGTCCCACTCGCGCAGCGTGACGCGGTGCGCTTCCAACTTCCGCGCCAGCCGCCAGGCATGCGCATAGCCAATCGCT